TTATCTGCTCAGCTAGCTCTGGGTGTCCTGCATCTTTTAAGGCATTATACACAGTTGTACGGTCACTGAGAATACCCTGTTTTATGTGATCCGATATAACAGACTCCATAACATTTTTAAATGCCCTTGCTTGATCTCTAATCACTGGAGGAGCCGTATCCGCTACATGCATCAACTTATCACAACAAAAAGAGGCGATCTCCTCCGGAGTATGCCCCCTGTTTGTTGTGGTATGAACTTTTACCTGCATCATTGACTAGGCCGAACAATCTGACCCACACGATACAAGTCTGTAGTCTGTTTAGATTCGCCCAACATTTTCAGTTGCACTAAACCTTCCTGCACCCGTTGTTGGTACATGGACATTGTATCGTTTTCAGCTTTCATAAACACACCAGACTCAACTAGGGTCGCATACAAAAGAGTGGTCTCAGCGTTAATACTCAACCAACTTGTTGCATTATCCCCGGCAGAATCCTCAGTCAAACTAACAGGTGCATAGAAGTAACTTAACTCAAAAGGATACGCTGCACCTGGAGTTGGTCCAAGAATGAAATTAACGTTATCAAACTGTGCGTAATAACGAGGATCCCCCTGAACGGTCGCGTCCGGAGAGTACGTTTGTACAAAACTAGCATCTTTAAAATCAAGGTAGTTCTTCTCGTTATTCTTGACATACGATAAAGAATACGGAGCCAAAAAGTCTGTTGGCAAATTTAGATACTTAGTTCCCACTACAAAAGTGGACGACTGCGTTTTACGAAACAAATTTAATTGAACTTGTTTTAATATCTTGTCTTCAGCCAACCTGATAAAAACAGGAAGATTGTTTACAAAAGTCGTTTCGTAATTTTCAGTGTAATCCTGAACCGCCTGTTTTAACTGACCATATGTAAAAGCCATTTATGCCTCCACCGTGACAGGCCCTGCAGACGTAAAAGCTCCGCCGCCTCGAACCTGTCCTGATTGTGCCGTTTCAGACACTGTGATTGTATATGTGTCGCTATCAACCACTGTGATCGAATAGCCGTTCGTGTCGTTTAATACTGGAACGGTAAACCCATCAAATGGTGCCGCGTTTCTTAATCGAACAACATTAGAAGTGTTTCTACCATGACCAGGTTCGATTACAGTTATAACACTTGTTCCAGCCCCTGAAGAAAACAAAGGATTCGCTCGCAACAATACTTCAACTTTGGGTTCTTCTCTATCCGGACGTGCGTCTTTTAGGGCTTGTGGATCCGGACCCACACGAGGAGGAAAAAGTTGGGGGTGTTTTTCCTCCCACTCATCCGGACCAACTAAAAGACCGTTCCATTCCTTCTTCATTTCAGAAAGGCGATACCGCTTTCCCGAACGATCAGAAATGCCCCAAGCCTTTTTGCCACTAGCGAACGCCATTAGACCCTCAAATAACTTAAACTAGGTTGAAGTTTTAACGGAGTGCGGTTCTCGTCCTCGTCCGCTGCGCGTTGAAACTCTTCCTCATAAATACTTTTTAACATTTGAACGCGTTCAGGCGCTCGTTTGACAGCCATATAGTACGCCAAGCCTGCAACCATACAAGGATAAAACCTAAACGGAAGGTCCGTAGTATTAACTAACGCGTCAGCATCTTCGATCCTACGCACATAATAGTAAACCAATTGATCGGTGGAGTTTTCAGGAACTGCCCACAAGTTAATTACTGGAGTAATCTGGCGGTCAAAATAAAATTGGCTCGGCCTACCCTTAGTGGTTTTATTAGGCAGGGTTAAGTAGTCACCTCGACTAATTCGATCCAACTCATAGTCTGTCCCATCTCTGCGCAGCACAACCTCTAACAAATCAACCACATCTGGAGTAAGTGTCTCCTGTGCTTGGCTTTCAGTTAAGATGATTGTTGCTTGGTTGACAGTCCACAGGTTTAAACCACGGTTGGCCCAATCCGCAAACATCAAGTTTAAAGACCGACGGGCAGTCTTCGCATCGTAGCCGGTGCGGACCTCTAGCCCACACCGCTCATACGCCTCTTCAACGATTTCTCCTACATCGAGATTAAAATCTCTTGATCCAGAGGTCGCCATTATTTCTTCCTCTTCTTCGCAGTCTTCGCAGCCTGTTTGAAGTTTTTAGCCGTAGGAGCTCCTTTAGTTCCGGGCTTTCTCATTTTCTCGCCAGAGCCAGCGGCAATGCGCTTTTTCTTAGCCGCAATGTTTGCGTACAATCCGGGTTTCTTAGCCATTTTACCTTTCCTTCCAGTTGATATCTGTTGGGCCTGCTGATTCCTGGTGATCGCCATACTTTACTTTCTTTGAAGCCACCAAAATAGCCTTTAGCATCTCTTGGTTTTGAGAGACCATTTGGTTGGTATGCTTTGTTTCAAGTTCCATTATAGCAGTTCTTTTGTCTAAATCCACAAGTGTTGTAGTGGACCACTCAACCCAACTCTGAACAACCACTCCATAGCTTGTAACAACACCTACCACTATAATAGAAGCGAGCGTAACGATATGTTTCTGCAGCATCTAACAGTTCCATCTCTTTCGGGCAGCCTTGCCTCGTTCACCCGTCCAGCCACTTGATCGGGCGCAGAAAGACTTCTTTCGACCCTTGGCTTTCTTTGTCTTCGGGTTTGGAGCGGGAGCTTTAAGATTCGAGCCTGTTTGACGGTTATACTTTGCTCGCCCTTTGGCAGTGAGACCCGCCCCCTGTTTGACGGATCGTTTTTCCCCGCGACCGACAGATAACTTGACACTTTTTTTCTTAGCCATCTCTACTCCACAAACACCGTTATTGTCGTACTGTCAGGGAGGGACGCATAAACGCCCTTCTTTGCAAGTATGCCGTCGCCAGGGATGTACACTTCGTCCATACCTTGAGATGTTTCATCGACTCTAAGTAAAATTTTACCCGAGGCCGCTGAATCGTTATCGTACAAAACAACGTGTCCCGTAGCTCCTGACTCATAGGTCAACACAACACCTTGTAATCGACAGCGCCGTTGAACCAACGCTGTCGAAGTTTGTGAGTAGAAGGATGTGACTTCACTCCCGACCATCTCGCCCTCTAAGACAGAATTATCGTGAGCTGGTTGGCCGAACCCGTGAACGCCGCTACGAAGACGCCCTCAGATGAAATGATACCGTCATCTGGAATGTTCATCACATGATGCCCCACTGGAAACGTCTGCGTAAGCAAAACATCTCCACTTGCGCTGCCGTTCTTGAGCGTAAATGCTCCCGCTGCGGCGGCATAAATCACCACCTGACGAAGGCGAGACCGAGTCGGCCCGACAATCGCAGCAGTTGTGCCTTGAACCCAGTTATAGGCGGTTACTGGACCTGCCATAGCTTATTCCTTTTTCTTTGGAGGACGGACACGTTTCTTTTTTACAGGAACATCCGTCCACGCCTCGTTTACGTCAGGCGTGGATGAGTCATCTGCTTTAAGTGTGCCGTTCTCGTTTCGCGCACGAACCTTAGTTGTCTTGATGGGAGAGCCATCAGGATTTAGTCCGCGCCGTGCGAGTTCTTCTGCTGAAGGTGCTTTAAACCTACTCATAAGTTAGCCCTCTATGCTGCAGCGATTGTGGCACCCGTGTCAGAACGCTTCCAATCGGTTCCGTTAGAGAAGGCCAGAATAGCGGAACCAGCCGCACCGTTAGAAACGTAAACAAGTGTGCCGGCGCCTGCTGTAGCGGCAGACGGAGCAGAAGCAACAGTATAGGTTGGAACTTTGATGTCGCCAACAAAACCAGCAGTTGAGGTCACTGGACCTGAAAATGTAGTCGAAGCCATTTTAGTACCCTTTGCATAAGGATTCGCTTTGTAGTCTATGCAACGTCAGGAGGGCGGGAACCTGTCTACAAAGCTGATGTTTGCCCTAGTAGCGACAGAATATACTAGGTCTACGTAAAAAGAAAGAGGCGATCCGAAGACCGCCCCTAACTCTGTTAATCGGTGCAGATTTATGCTGCGCCCGGAGAACCAAATACAGAACGTGGGTCACTAAAGCCGAAGCTATAGCGTTCACGGGCCTTAAAGCGCATGTTGCCAGTGTCAAAGTCGGCTTCCATGCCGGTTGACATTGGTGTGCGCTCGAAGTGGATAAACCCACGAGGTGCGTCTGTCATGATGAAAAACGCGTCTGGATCAGTGAGGAAGTCGTTAACGGCATAACCGTTAGGCAACATGCCCATTGATCTTAGTGCGTTTGTATCATTGTCCGCTGTACCAACACGAAGGTTAGATACCATCAGACGCTCTGC